ACTCAGAATAATTTCAGGAATGGGTAACATAGCATTTGCTTATTAATTTTAATTAAATTAAGAATTAATTATTAGTACAAAATTAACAAAGTTAATTTAATTTAATTAATTATTATTTAAAAAAATAAGAATTAATAATTAATTAAAGGTATTAGATAATATTAAGTAGTATTAAAGGTAATTAAGAATGAGTTCAGGTGCTCTTATTCAGTTGATAGCATATGGTGCTCAGGATATTTACCTAATGGGTCAACCACAGATGACCTATTGGAAAACGGTTTATAAGAGGTTCAGTAATTATGCTTTAGAGAGCGTGGAAATACCGATAAGTGGAACAATAAATACAGGTGCGAAAGTAAGTATAACAATACCAAAATCAGGAGACCTTTTGAAGAGGTTATGGATACATTATAATCCAAGTCAATTGATACCGGGTGGAAACCCAACAAATGTTGAATACATCTGTTCAGACCTTGGACATGCTTTGATAGAAAAGATGGAATTTGAAATAGGTGGTCAGATAATAGATACCCAGTATGGAAAGTGGTTAAGTATTTGGAGGGATTTAACGCAAAACAATCCATATTCAAGTGCTGGAATAATATCTGGATTATATCCAAACTATTCTGGAGGTGGAGATAATAATAGTGATGTAATTTTTAGTTCAACTACTTATCAATATGGTAATTTATGGTATATGCCAACTCAGGGAGAAGAACCATGTACTTATTACTCATTTGTAACAACAACGGTACCTCCATTAATTATAAATAATGAGGCAGTTAATGTTCCAAATCGTCAAGCAATAGTAATAATGAATAATAATTCTACGGCAGGTGGAAATTATATAAATGCGAATATATCAGCTGTTCAACCAAGTGGAATATCGACAGTACCTTTACAATCTAAAGTAAGTAATAATTATACCAATATGTATGACATAATGGCATATACACATTTAGGAACACAATACATAAATCAATACAACGCACCAGGTGTTGATATAAGTAGCTTAAACTTAAGTACATCAAATGCTCCAACGGAAGCATATTATCCTCTTCAATTCTGGTTTTGTAAAAACCCAGGTCTAGCACTTCCGCTGATTGCTCTACAATATCATGAAGTTAAACTTAATTTAACATTTTCTGACAGTGATTGTTGGGTTAAACCTTTACCAGGTACAACTGTAAAAACTGATATATCAAGTATCAGTATTTTTGCTGAATATGTGTACCTGGATACTATTGAACGCAAACAATTTGCTCAAAATGCTCACGAATATCTTATTGACCAGGTACAGTTACAGACAATTAATCCAACTGGAAGTACTTCCAATCAAGCATCTTTTGATTTAACATTTAATCATCCAGTTAAGGAACTTATAATTACAGGTAATCCTGAATACTACCTAGATAATAATAATTATAATCCAAATATAATTTAAAAAAATAATAGATACTTATTAACAAAGAACAAAATAAATTAAAAAATAAATGACTGTTTTTACTATCACAAATAACACAACCGCATCTGGTCATTCGGGTGATTTAACAATTACATCAATTGTTTTTTCAGTTGGAAATACATGTAATACCATCGCAGCAAGTGCATTTAGTGGTTGTACAAACTTAACAAGCATTGATTTTACAAATGCTACTTCTTTGACTACTATTGGTTCTATTGCTTTTGCTAGTTGTACATCATTATCAAGCATTAACTTTACAAATGCCACTTCTTTGAATACTATTGATGCGGCTGCGTTCACTGATTGTAATTCCATTACAGGTAATTTAGTTATACCAAACTCTGTAACAAGTATTGATAGTTCTGCTTTTAGTAATTGTACTTCCATTACTGGATTAACTTTATCTAATAACTTAACAAGTATCAGTAATGCTAGTTTTAGGAATTGTATTAGTCTCACAGGTAATTTAGTTATACCAAATTTAGTAACGAGTATTGGTATTTCTGCTTTTGAAGGCTGTATTAATCTCACAGGTAATTTAGTTATACCAAATTCTGTAACAAGTATTGGTGGTTCTGCTTTTGCTGATTGTGAAAGTATTACTGGACTAATTTTACCAATTAATCCTTTATTTACTACTATTGAAGGTAATACTTTTTTAGGATGTAATAGCGTTATTGGCTCGCTTGTTATACCAAATTCTGTAACGAGTATTGGTGGTTCTGCTTTTGAAGGATGTGAAAGTATTACTGGATTAACTTTACCAATTAATCCTTTATTTACTACTATTGAAGTTAATACTTTTTTAGGATGTAATAGCGTTATTGGCTCGCTTATTATACCAAATTCTGTAACGAGTATTGGTGGTTCTGCTTTTCAAGGATGTGGTAGTATTACTGGACTAACGTTATCAAATAATTTAATAAGTATCGGGTTTAACGCTTTTTTTGGATGTGTTAGTATTACTAGTACACTTAATTTACCAAATTCATTAACTACCATTGGTATTCAGGCTTTTTATGGTGGTCTCCTTATTTCCGGTCCACTTGTTATACCAAATTCAGTAACAAGTATTGGAAGTAGTGCGTTTTATGGTTGTCAAAATCTTACTGGTTTGACTTTACCAACTAATCCTTTATTTACTATTATTGAAAGTCAAACTTTTTTTGGATGTGGTAGTATTACAGGACCGCTTGTTATACCAGATTCAGTAAGTAGTATTGGTTTTGGTGCTTTCCAAGGTTGTATTCGTATTACTGGAATAACTTTACCAATTAATCCTTTATTTACTACTATTGAAATTAATGTTTTTCGTGGTTGTGATGGTGTTATAGATCCACTTGTAATACCAGATTCAGTTACCACAATTGGAAATAATTCTTTTTCAGGATGTTCTATGTCTGAATTGACATTATCAGAAAATTTAATTAGTATAGATGAGGGAGGATTTGCTTACTGTCTTGGATTGAATACACTTACTTTACCTAATTCGTTGACAACACTTGGTTTATCTGCTTTTACTAATTGTTATAATATTGTAGGTACACTGATTATACCAAGTTCATTAATTAATATTAGTAATGGTGTTTTTTATGGTTGTACTGGAATAACTGAAATTATTATAAATGCTAATATACCTGATTATAATGATGAGATTTTTTATCTTTGTACAGGTGTTCTTAAATTAACGATAGCATATCCAATTAATTCAATAGCATCTGAAAATACTTTTGGTTTTAGACCAGATGGTAATCATTATCCAGTGTTGATATTTACTAATAACACAGGGCAACCCAATTCTTATTTTAACTACGGAGCTATGTTTAATCCATCTGTTCAAGTTTACAGAGGTAGAACAGCAAGTTGCGCGACACCTGCTCCAATCATCAGTAGTACTGAGTATCCAAATGATTACGGTTGTCCAGTTGCTCAGACAAATACTAAAATGACTCTAACATTTAATGGAACTGAACGATTTAGTCCAAGAAACTTGAAGTATTTTACACGTCAACAGATTTTTGATCATCATAAGGGTAGTGGAGGACATTATTTCACAGACGATATAGCAGTTTATTCATTTGCTCTGAAACCAGAAGAAAATCAGCCAAGTGGAACCTGTAATATGAGCAGATTAGACCGTGTACAAATTAAATTTATAGATATAAATACAGTTCCAAATCAAACTGAAACTCTTAAACCATTGGATGTATACGCAGTAAATCAAAATGTACTCCGTATAATGTCAGGTATGGGTGGGTTAGCATATTCTAATTAATTAATTAAAACAATTCATCAAATAGTCTTTAGAATTAGAATTAGAATTAAAATTATTTAAAAATAATACTACTTAATTAATAATAAAGTAATTAAGTACTTAAGTAGTAATATTTAAATTTGAAAATGGGAGGAGGGCTTATTCAGTTGGTTGCTTATGGAGCACAAGATATCTATCTCACCGGACAACCACAAATTACTTTTTGGAAGTCTGTTTATCGTAGGTATACCAATTTCTCTATGGAATCTATTCTATTAGTTCCGGATGATCCACCTGCGTTGGATGCTAGTATAGATATCCCCATAACACGTAATGGAGATCTTCTTAAGAGACTGTGGATTCAAATAAATCCTAAACTTCTTTATCCAGAAACTCTTAGTTCTGTTCAACTTACGACAATATGTACAGACTTTAGTCATTCTCTTTTTAAACAACTTGAAATATCAATTGGAGGTCAAATTATTCACAGAATTTATGGAGTCTGGTTGACTATCTGGAGAGATCTGACTGAAAATAATCCTTATGGAAGTATTGGAAGTATTGGTGTTAATGGATTGAGAATAACCCAACAATCTACAAGTGAATACAATAAAATGGCTTATACTAATAGTGGAGTAAGTATATCTATAACAGTACCATATGTTTCAACCAATTCATCCAATTATCTTTCATTAGCAAACTCAGATACAAAATGTTATATACCTCTTCCATTTTGGTTTAACAAAAATCCAGGTTTGGCACTTCCGTTAGTAGCACTTCAGTACCACGATGTTAAATTAACAATTAAATTTTCAAATTTTTCAAACTTAGCGACAATTAATAAAACACAGAATAATAATAATAATATATTTAATTTGAGCGATTCGATTCAGTTTTTTGGAGACTATGTATACTTAGATACACCTGAACGTAGACAGTTTGTAGCAAATAGTCACGAATATTTAATAGAACAATTACAAAAGAAGAGTAGTCAAAATCAGAATACAATAAAGTTAGCATTCAAGGGATTAGTAAAAGAATTAATAATAATTGGTACACCTACTAATCCATTTCCAATTGATACTTATACTTCTAATAATTATGTACAAAAATATATTAAAGATGTTGCTTGTATAACTATAGATACTGGTAAATGGACTTATATTAATAGTAATTATAATAGTTTGTCTAATTTTACTTCTTATAACAAACCTTGGATTTATTCTTCTTGTGGCACAGGTACTCCTTCTCCTATAGTTGTTGGTAGTAATCCATACTTATACTCATTTGCTGATTATAATAATGAACCTAATGATAATATTTCTAGAACAAAGGTAACCCTTAAGTTGGTTCTTAACGGTAAGGATCAAATGACTGCTCGAAACCTTAAATACTTCACTCGAAAAACTGTTTGGGAATCCCATAATGGAATTGGATCTGGTAACTGGGGTAGAATAGCTGTTATACCATTTTGTTTATATTCTGAGGATCACCAACCTTCTGGTGGAATTAATTTCGATGTTTTCTCAGATGCCAGATTGGTTTTTGGTAACTTTGATTCAACCATTAATGAACAGTTAAATCCTTTGGATATTTACGCAGTTAATTACAATATCCTCAAAGTAACAAGTGGAATGGGCGGTGTTGTTTATTCCAATTAATTAATTTAAAAATAAAAAATAAGAAGTAATTAACAAAGTTAAACTAATTAAGAATGGGAGGTGGAGCGTTAATTCAATTAGCTGCTTACGGTACTCAGAACATTTATCTTACAGGTGATCCACAGATAACATTTTGGAAAACAGTTTATAAAAGGTATACAAATTTTGCTATAGAATCAATTCAACAAAATATAGCAGGCAACTTATTCGCAGGTAAATCTGTATCAGTAACGATATCAAGGGATGGAGACCTTCTTAAAAATCTGTGGATTCAGTATAACCCACAAACGATTTATAATGGTAACAATGTAACATTTCCAAACGGAGGAATACCATCAAACTTAGGAAACACAATATTAAAACAAATGGAGATAGAAATAGCTGGCAATTTAATAGATCGTCAATATGGTTTGTGGTTAACAATATGGGGCAATTTAACAAATGTAAATTACATATCACCAAGCCCACCAGTTGATACATTTCTACAACAAGGTTGTACAGGTGTAGAACCATCAGTGAGTACATTATTTAGTAGAATGTCATATAACCATCAGCAACAAAACACAAAGTTTGATTTTAACTTAACTACATCATGTACTTATGGAACGGTTACTCCGAGTGTTAATGATCCGTGTAATATTTGTTTAGTATATTATTTAAGTGCAACTACAATTATTCCAAAAGTTGGAACATTTAATGTGAGTATACAAAATATTAATAATTTATACACATTTAGTTCAGCTGGAGTTGATTATCAGTACTTTTATATTGCTCAGTATGAATTTGGTCCTAAATTTATTTGTAGTTATGCTTCAGTTTCTACAAGTGGAGGTATAACAACTTTTACAGGTTGTAAGCCATTATATCCACCTGATCAAAACGTAGTAGCCGTCCCTAATAATAATTTTACAGGAATTCCTTTTTTAGTACCTGCTTTTAAAATTACACCACCAGGTTACCCTTCGCCAGCGTATGCTCCTAATCCTAACGAAATTACAGCAGGTAATAAAGAATTTAATTTACAATATTATACATATTATACCGGTGTTAGTTCTAAGAGTACATATACTATTTATACGAACGGTATTACAGATGATCTTAATCCTGGATATGAAATTTATGATTGTACCTATACAGCTAGAGATATCCTTTTTGAAACTAATCCACCAAATACAAGTTTATCTATTTATAATTTAAATAATTCACACACAAATGTACTTGATAGTACTCCAACTACTAATAAAACTCTTACTGATAATGATTTTGTAGTATTTACATTTCTAAACTTAGCAACAATAAGTTTACCATTAAATGTAATACCAACCTCTGGACCAGCTACTTTTTACATGACTTCTCAATTAAACTTAAATTTTGTTGAAACCGTTTTACCACCAAATGGTGTTCTTATAACTACTTATAATGATGTTACTTACTATCTTATATACTCAGGATTATCATATAAATATATATATGTAACTGGTTTAAATATAAAAACGTATATATTCAATATAGATATTTCTTACAATTATCCAACTACTTCAGTTACAATTCCAAACGATACAAGTGTATTTTTTTCTTATTATGATTATAATCTTTTAAATGCTCCTACGGAGGCATACGTACCAATGCAATTCTGGTTCTGTAAAAACCCAGGTCTAGCACTTCCTCTTATTGCTTTACAATACAGTGAGGTTAAGTTCAATATTCAACTGGCTGATTACAAGGAGCTCCACGCAACTCAGTTTTCTGATGTTAATTTAACAAGTATTCGTGTTTTTGCTGATTTTGTTTATCTCGATACTACTGAACGTCGACAGTTTACTCAGAATGCCCATGAATACCTCATTGAACAACTTCAACGTAATGTTTTTAACAATTCTTTTGCCAGTAATATTTCAGGTGGTCAGTTACAAATCAAGCTGAACTTCTCAAATCCCATTAAGGAAATAGTTTTCTGTGGTTCCCCAGACGCTGTTGGTATAGAAAGTGGTGGTATTGCTACTCCTACAAACATATTAGCAAATAACTCAGTGAGTCTTTCAAATGTACAATTGGGTTTAGTTTTTAATCAGGTAAACAGGTTTTCAAGTAGAAATTTGAAATACTTCACACGTAACCAAATTTGGGATTGCCATTCAGGTTCTGGATCAGCTAACTCTTCAAATAATTATGATATCAACGATAACATTGGAGTTTATTCATTTTCCCTCAGACCTGAGGAATTCCAACCAAGTGGAAGTTGTAATTTTTCAAGAATAACGAATCCTTATTTGGTTTTTTCTAATTTCGATACAGGTGAAGAATTGAATTACTTG